CATTGGCACTTACATCAAAAATTGCAGAGCGTGACACAACCAGCACCGAACCGTTTTGGTGCAATGCGTTTTTCATCGTTGATCCCGTGACATCTGCCCCGTTGATACGAGGCCAAAACCAGAAGTTCACTGTGCTGCTGGACGTTGATGCAATTTGCGCAGAAAAGCTAATCATGTATTGACCAGCTTCAGCGAACACAATGCGGCTTGCAGGCGTTCCATTTGTTACGCCCTCAGCAATGCTAGAGGTGTACGTTAAAGCATACGCTGTGTTTGTGGATGCCGCTGTCTGGTCTGTCGTGACTGCGCCAGCGTATTGACCATCCTCTAAGACGATCTGCACAAACGCGCCATCCTTGGACACGACAGGATACTTGTTTGTCTCATCCCACAGAATGATCCCGTTCTCCGCTGGGCTGTCTGTAGACGTTTTGAAGTACAAACGCGGCAATTGACGCTGCAAATACGTTGTAAGCTCACGCCCCCAAGTTTTGAGGTTGTCCGTGATTGGCGGTAATACAGGTGCTGCCATTATCTGCGCCCACCCGCTTTAGCATCAACGCGCATTGTGCCAACCTTCCAGTTTGCCAATGTCTGACCCTCCACTTTCATGCGCACCTGACGGCCTGAGAACCGCACAGACGTTGGGTCTGAGGGGGTGTATGGCCCGTGCGTGTACTCAGTGTCATTCGGGTAAAAGCGGCTTTTGAACGTCACGCTGACATCGCCCTGCGTCTGCTCGTCAGTGATGAGGTCAGTAACCTGCATGATGTTGTCGCCGTTGCCAATGCTGATTGGCCCGCTTTCAGCGTAGACTGTTCCACCGCTGTGCGCCAAGCCGCGCTCATGGTCATAAACTACCGCACCGCTATCAATCAGCATGGGATAGGTAAACACGCCGCGCTCCACACCGCATGTGCGGGATAGATTGCCAATTAGCCAATGACCCTCTTTGTAATCGTATGCCACATAGCGATCAATCTCGTTAGAGCCTGATGAACAGTAGAACCACCAGATTTCGCCAAACTGACCATTTGCCAAGGCCCATGTCTTGCTTACCTGACCCGTATTGATGTCGCCAAAGACGTAATCGTGAACATCGCACGGTATCTCTGTCACAGTGTTGCCGTTGAAGCCAAAGAAGCCACGCTGGCCCATCCAGAATGTACCTACATCAACATCTGCCACAGCTTGGCGCGAAATAACACCGCATGACGTTCCGACACGCTCAAAAGAGTAAACGTAGGGTGGGCCGATGTATCGCGCCGTATGTGCTGATGTTGTGGTTAGGATTAGCGTTTGACCGCGTGTTCGGATCGCTGTTTGGATTTCGCCCGCCGATTGCAACTCAATGTCGCCAGCCTCGTTTGTGGATGCTGGTGTCCATGTTGTGTTGTCCTCGCGGTCACTCCACTGCACCTTGCGAGGGTTGCCGCCCGCGCCAAGTGCAAACAGGAAGCGCTCCTCTGTAACGATTAGGCCAAGGTTATCTATTGGCGCATTTGAGATTTGCGCGGCTGCGACTGCGCCATTTAGCTGCCACTCGTACAACTTGCCGTCAGCAGACGAACAGGCAACGAGGTATTCACCCCAGTTATCCAAGCTCCACGTTGTGGCTTCAATGAGTGTCCCAGTGGTACGCGCAGTGCCGTATGTCTCGCGTCCATATGCGCCGTATCCATACCCATCCTCAAACGTGGCATCTGTTTGACCCGCTGTCAGCCCAGATGGGGTGATGTCATACGTTGTATTTGACGCAAGTGCCGCATAAAGCTCATTATGTGATCCCGCTGCAATGTAGCGCGTTCCATCAATGGCCTGCCAAGTATGCATACCGCGCGGCACATTGGTCATACCTAAGTCGCCATCTGTCCCGAATAGCGTGTTTTCAGTCCAGCCGCCAATCGGTCTGAGCGAATTATTGCGCCAGCGCACAAGCGAGCCATCGCGCCAGCGTCCAGAGGCATCAAGGTCAGTGCCTGTTCTGTAGAACCCCGCTGGTATCTTTAGAGGTATGAGTGGCATATTTATGCTCCCATTGCATCAATTTGAGCCTGTAAGCTGTCGCATTTTGCTGAGAGTTCCTTGATTGCGTTCACCATAACTGGCAGCAACGCGCTTTCTTTGAGTTTCAGGTTTTCTGGGTCATTGTCGTCAATAATTGCCTTATCTGGCGCACCCGCCGCATCAAAGACAGACTTTAGTTCCTGCGCAGAAAACCCTAAGAATGTTTGATCTACCTTATGGGTTCCGTCTGGCGTTGGCTTACTAATTACCTCACGCTCTTCGTTGTCGTAAACGAAATAATCAGAGCGCATATCCCACTTATAGGAAATTGGGTTTATCTGATTGATCTGATCTAGGCCAAGCGTAAATGAAGTACGGTCAGCCTTATCTCTTTCGTCAGATGTGACAGTCCAGCTTGCCTTAATATAAGCATGCGTAATGCTGTTGTTGCCTAAACAGATTTTATTACTGTTGCCCACCAGATTACCAGATGGAGAACTTGAGGTTCCAGCCTGATATCCTATTGAAACGATGTTTGATGTTGTTCCACCACCATTATCACCCAATGCGTCACGACCAATACCCACACAGTTAGTGACTGTAGCATTAGATGACGAGTTCGGCCCGTCAAGAACACCCTTGCCGACAGCAACGTTATAGCTTGCCGTTAATGTATAGTTGCTTGCAGGGGTGCCGCATATGTTATACTCGCCGACTGCAATGTTGTGTTGTGTGTACCAATCGCCCTCCGCAGATGTTCCATGTTTAAAGTTCCCCGTGCCAAAGGCAAAATCATTTGATGATATAAAGCTACTTCCATACCCACTTTCTATATTGCCTTCACCAAATACCGTGGCAGCGCCTGCTGTATAAGTCCCTGTCGCGGAAGTATCTATATTGGCGTTGCCTCTGCCAAAAATATAGGAGCCGCTAAAGCTAATTGAGGTTGGGCATGATGAGCCTTGGGTTATGCAATTTTCCCTTCCCACAATAATAGCTTGATCAGCGTCAACAGTGACACCAGTAGTTATGTTATTGTTAAAGTAAATGTTTCTATGACCTATGCAGATATCTGGAAGGTCATCTAATGTAGGTGAACCAGTAACTTGAACCCAATCAACAAGCTGCCTACCCAAAAATATACCAGTGCTAATTGTGCCGCCTGTGTAAGATGCCCAGTTTTCCGTTACAATATCCCTACCAATAGACACAATGTCAGTATCGCCAACTGAGGAATTGTTGAAGTTATCAACTCCAAACCCAACGCCAATATCGGTACTTTCTCCATCTCTCTTAAAGAAAAGTTTTTGGCTATTCTGAGTAAGAAGTATATTTGAGCCAGCTAAAGACGAACCTGTTGTGTCGCCATATGTTGCTATTTCAGTAAATGTTGTTGTGCTTGGCGTTGTCGGCCCACCGCCAGCGTTTAAGTCAGCGGCAGTAGCAGTCACGGCAACGCCGCCAATTTTCCACGACCCTTCAGTAAGGTTTGGGGCAATAGGCGTTGTGCCATCAAGAAGATCGTCAATGGTGTCTAGGTTTGTGTTGAGCTTTGTACCCCAACTATCAGCAGAAGCTCCCACTTCTGGCTTGGTTAGACCATACGTTGTTGTCGTTGTATCAGCCATCTAAGTCTCCTATGCAGCTTCTGACCATGTGTCGGTTGGGTCAGTAACATCAGTCCATATATCTGTCGGCTCTGTAGCTTCCGTCCAAGTGTCGCTACTATCAGCCTGCGTTGTCCATACACTATCATCATCGGCCTGATCTGTCCAACTATCGGTGGGTGGCTCCTGATAGTCCCAAGTAAAGCGAGCAGGCAGCGTTGGTACGCCCGCAGTAATCTCTACCATTGTCAGCGCGTATTCTTGGAAGAATGGCAGTGTGACAACGACAGGCGTTGTCTCTATGCTAACAGGGGCAAAGTTAGAGATAACCGCGACAGTTGCGCTGTCTACTGTAGGTGCGCCAAGCGTGATTTCGTCTGCGTCAAAGTTTGACGTTATCGCAGTTGCGATGTCGTCAACAACAGGTGCGCCAGACGTGATCTCTTGCGGCGCAAAGTTGCTAATGATTGACGCGCTAACACTATCAACAACTGGCGTTGTGCTTATGCTATCCGCGCTAAAGTTATAGACGACAATAACATTCGCACTATCAACGACAGGCGTTGTTGTTATGTCTGAAAAACTTAGTGCATATACGACCTTACCACTATCGGCGAGTGGTGCCGCCGCTAATGGTGTAAAGCCTAGCATGTGTTATGACTTCCAGTAAGTGCGACCCGCCGCAATCACATCATTGATGCGCGTCATATCCTTGCCAGCGGTTGTGTACTTATCGTCTAGGATTTCTGTCTCTAAGTACATAACAATATTGCCAACGCTTGATTTTTTCTCTTCGTCAGACCCACTTATTTGCTTTAATCCAGCAATAATGTTTTCAATTTGATCGCAAGCATGCAATAAGTCCAAATATTCACGATCTAGTTCATTTACAGCCATATTTAGTTTCCTTCTAATGCAGCTATTCGCGCTTCTAGCGCATCGTTTTTAGCCGACAACTCTTGCACAGCTTTTACTAAAACAGGCAAAAGTGCATGTGGCCTTGCTTCAAGTTTTGCAGGATTTTCGTAGCTTACCAATCGCGTGTGAGCGTGTGACGAGTATTCAATTTCAACATCAGCAAGTTCTTGCGCGATAAAGCCTACCTCTTTGCGACCCTGCATCGTTCCGTCGCGGCGGTTCCAATCAAAGGTCACTGGCCTTACGTCATTAATAAACGCGAGGCCATATATGCTATCCTGAATGTTTGTTTTATCTCTACGGTCTGATAGGGTAGAAATAGAAGTGTCATTGCAGCGCAAACTGGTTACATTACTGTCACCTAAAGTGAACTCACCAGAAGCAGAAGTGCTACTTGGTGTAGCGTTTGCGCCTATATTTGTGCAGTAACTGCCCGTTCTACTTGTTGTCCCGCCCGCAGAATGGCCTATGTTCGTGCAGTAATCAGCCGTATAGTCACCGTAACCCGCACGATACCCCATGTTGACTGATCCATCTGCATATCGCCCCCTGTAGCCAGCTTCCCGCCCAATATTGTGACGACTGCTTGCGTTGTCCATTTGGTAGCCAGCACGATAGCCAATGTTTACGTTCATTGAGGCTGTCGAATAATAGTTGGTTGCTGTTTGGTACCCGATGTTTACGTTATAATCACCGCCACTTTGGCCGTAGCCAGCTTGATACCCGATGTTTACCCCGTAATCAGCATTAATGGTATTCTGAACGCCCGCAGCCCCATAGCCTATGCCAATAGTGTAACTACCGCCAGCCCTCGCATCGCGGCCTATTGCGATACAATCACTGTAGGTATTTGTATGGGGACGTGCCCGATAGCCTACACTTGTATTATAGCTACCTGTAGTTGTGGTTCGGCCCGCTTGATAACCCACGGCTGTATTGTGGGCGCCGCTTGTAAGGGCATCTAAGGTATTATATCCAACACCCGTTTGTCCCGAGCCCGTAAAATTTGCAAAATATGCTCCATATGTTCCTAAAAAGGTGTTGAATGATGATGTCTGCATACTGTTGGCAGAGCGAAACCCAACCACAGTATTATACTGACCAGTGGTGCATTGATTTAAACTTCTGCTGCCGACAGTGGTGTTATAATTTCCTGTTACGTTTTCACAAGTTTGATAGCCAATCGCAATATTATCATCACCTATAGTATTATCAAGCAATGCATCTGCACCGATTGCTATGTTTTGAAAACCTCCTAAATTGGAATTCAGAGCGTCCCTGCCAATGGCAATCCCTCTATAGCCAATTGTATTGTTTGCTAACGCATTCTTACCTATCGCTATATTATCATTGCCAGTTGAGGATGTAGGTAAAGAGTTTTCACCAATAGCAATTCCTGATAAAGTTGTTGATCCATCTTCAGGCCACGCGCTTCGCCAAAGCATCGCCGTGCCAGTTTGATCAGGCAATGTAATAGTGCGGTCAGCGGTGGGGTCAGTAACGGTTACAGTGGTCTCAAAGTCGTCTGCTGTTACACCTTCAAAGATAAGATCGCCTGCAAATAGAACATCACCATCCTGTTGAACAGACATAACCCTGTTACCAGAAAGCCCTGAGCTATCTTCAAAGGTAATTGCATCACTAGCAGTTCGGTACAATATAGACATGCCATCAGATGAAGCAACATCGTAACCAAAATGAAAACCATGAGGGCCATTATTAGAACCAAAATTCCCCAACTGGACAAGTACATCACTTCCAGTCAAAAAGAGTTTCGTCGTGCTGTCGTCTGTTCCAAAGTCTATTGTAACAGTATCGTCAGTGGCTTGCGTAACTAAGTCATCTGCTGCAGCCGTAATAAACACAACCGCGCTGCCAGACAAATTAAGCAATGCGCCCGTGGAACTTTCTGTCAATGTGCGTGATAGCGTTGTGCCTGTCGCTGTGTAGGTTCCAGTGCCAATCTCCCAATCGTCACCATCTTCAATGGTGTAGCGCACGACTTCTGCGTCAGCTATGCCACCATCTGCAAAAGACTGATAACCTGTCTCAGCAGACCCAAGCGTTATTGTGCCTGTGCCTGTTGTCGCTGTTGAGACTTTAACGCGATTGGCTAGTACGACCATGCTGCACCTTATGCTGGATCAGGGATTTCTACGTCAAACGTAGCAACTGTGAATGTGTTGCCAGATACAACCGCCTGAGATGTTGTTAGCGAACCTGTGCAAAGCAGGCGGCTCTCAGATACGTCTGTGATTGCGTAATGCGTTGCAGTACCTGAGCCTGTCACTGAACCGTCTGAGATCGCAGCGCAGGCTGTCTTGCGGCCTGACGTATCACCGTCCTCTGGCGCACCAAACGATACTGAGGTGCTGTTGCCTAGCGTGTAGGTGCTTGTCGCCTCTGTGTAAGTCGTAGGCTCCTGTGAGCAAATGTCTATGCGATCTGCCTCTAAGTCCAGCTTGGACAGTGCGGCGTCTAGCACATAATCTGAAATGGTTGCCATGTCTTTCTCCTAGAATGTGTTGACCTGCATGCGCAAGCCTGAGCCGCCAAACTTGGCTTTTTCGTTGTTACTATTGATACCATCAATCGCACTTTGGTACAACGATGCCCAAACTGTTGTGCGCTGATCGTCAACAAGGTAAGGCGCTGAATGCATCAATGCACCATACAAATACGCATCTGGGAAGTATTGCAAAATCCAGTTTGAGGTGTTGCTGTCATCCAGTGGCGTTGTTCGTGCGTAGTAATAAAGCTCACCTGTGTAAGCGCTGTCTGGCGTAGGCCAAACCTCAAGCTGACCTGCAATCACAGAATAATACTTTGGCCTACCTGTCGTATCCGCACCGCCTCTGCGATAAGACTGCAGCGCTAATGGCGTGACTAGCTCAATGGGGCGCTCATCTACATCTAGGTGAAAGCGTACAGCTTCCATAAAGCCACTGGGCAACTGAGTGTATCTTGCATCAATTGCCGCTGTGCTGCGCTCTTCCATACGCCAATGGCGCACTTTGCGATCCATGTCAGCCTCTGCAAGACTGATGAAATCAGGGATAACACTCGTAAGATCATCGCGGTTTAGCCAGTTGGCGATTGCGGTCTTTAGTTCTGCGTAGGTTGTAATAGCCATTACCACTTAACCTTATCTGCCCAATATGCGGCGCTCATCTTGCCCTTGGCAATGTTTTTAGCGTGCCTTGCCTTAAACGACTTAGCACGCTTTGTCATAGTCTTATCGCCCGTCTTGCCCTGCTGACCAAAGCGAATTGTTTTAACCTTATCGCCCTCTTTCGCCACAACTACGTGTGACTTTGTTTTATGGCTTGGAGTGCGCTTGGGTTTATTATAACCCGATACTCCAGCGCGGGCGAGGCGGGGGTCTTTAGGCATTAGTAAAGGTTTCCACCATTTTGAACATATGTGCTATACAAATCCATCATAGTAGCCTGATCTGCAGTATCTACAAAATCGCCCATGCCAGTTGCAATGAGATCATCAACCATTGATGCATAAAGTGACGGGCTAAACCCACCTACGCTAATCCCACGACCAGAGTAAACTGGCCCGACATCTGGCATGCCTACATCACTTCTACCACTATAAACCATTGGGCGATCACCTCTGCGACCACCTCGTGAAGTCGGGCCAGAGTAATCCAACAGGCCGCCACGCTGGCCCCCTCTTGACGTTGGGGCTTCAGTGTATGTCGGCAATCTTTGCTCTGTTACCTCGTCGTAAGTCGGAAGAGGTTGATTTGGCATGACTGGTGAAAATGCTGTGGCAGGCATTGGTGGTCCAGATGGGCCAACTGTCGGCATTCCGTCTTTACCATCCAAGCGAGATGTCAAAGTTCCACCCTTAGCCATGTCCTCAAGCGTTTTTGTCACAGCCCTAGTCGCATTCGTGTCAGCAGCAATGCGCTCAACATTATCCTGCGCTTCAAGCGGTTTAGCAAAAAGATTGCCTAGCATAGACAGCAAGCCGCCGCCCTCAAACTTATCTCCAGATGCTCCAGCGCCACCGCCGTCTAACATGTCCATCAAGCCAGTAAAACGCTTGCCTGTGCCATTTCTGCCACCGCCCAACGCATTCAACGCGCCTAAGCCAGCGAGTAATCCTAGTGCTGCTCCTGCTTTCATTTCTTTTTACCTTTTTTGTTTTTGCTCAGCTTTTTCAAGTCTGCGCCAGTAATTTTCTTGCGTGGTGGAGCCACTGCAGCTAACTTCTTTTGCTTTGGGCTATACTTAGAATACGGCATTAGGACTTCACCTGCTTTTCCCATTCATAACACTTAACCTGCTTGATTGTATACGTTGGATATTTCATCTGCAAAGATGGAACTCCGTTCTGCATAAAATCAGCAATGCATTCATTCTCATCGACATACGCAGGACCACCGACTGCAAAGCAGTAATTTTGAGCGCACAAGAGAACAAACGCGGTAAACATTACATTACTTCTTCACTTTCTTCTTAGCTGTCTTAGCAGCCGCTTTAAACGCTTTAGCAGTTGGCGCACCTTTTGCACCAGCTTTGCGCATCTTTTCGCCAGAGCCTGCTGCAATTCTTTTACGCTTTGCATGAATGTTTGCATAAAGACCCCTTGGCATTACTTCTTAGCCTTAGCCATGCATTTACCCTTACGCTTACACGCTGCAGGTGTTGGGCAACCCTTACATGGTTTAAAACCAGCTTTGCTTCCCATTTTCTTTCCATACGCCATAGCTAACTCCTTTTTACGCACCATAGCAAATTATGCGATACCACGCAAATTCCTTCTAATTTCACCGCGCCAGCTAGAAAATGACCCAGATAAAGCAGTTACTGCATCAGAAGCCATCGTCAAACACAGCGCATCAGCCAAGTCAGGAGAGGCCAAGCCACGCTTGCGCATTTCATCCTTACTCTCAGCTTTCATTTTGCCTGAACTGGTAAAGCTATAGCGAATGCTGGTTAGCTCTGCGATAAGCTGGTCATTCTTCGGTAGCTTACAAGAACGATCCTCAAGCCAACCTTTCGTCTTAAACCAAAGCTCACTCCGCAGATTAAGATAGGTATCGCCCATAGACGGGCTTTCAGCAACATTTACGCCGCGCACAGGCAGGCCAATCTCACGCAGGCGATCCACCACACCTGAGCCTACGCCAATGCTATCGACAAGGATTTGCGTTGGCTGTCGTGAGGGCGGCAGCGCCTCATACTCAGCAACAACCCTACCCACAGTCTGCATCAAGTCCAGCCCAGACCAAGCTCTAAGCTCAGTTACAATCGGACCCTGACGCTTACACAGCGCAGTCTTATCCTGCCCAAACCGTGCTACGTC